GCTGTTGATCAGATCGTCGAAGACGCTGACCACGGTCTGGCCCAGCTGCTTGTACAGGGCGTCGATCTGCTCTTCCAGTGCCTTTTGACTCTCCAGCTCCTCGTTTAACTGCTGGCGGGCACGCACTTCTTTCTCAATCTGCTCTGCGGAAACTGACCCACTGGTGGCTTCCCTTAGATCACGGATCTCCTTTTGTATTTCAGCTTCGCGCTCACCGAGGGTGAGCTTTTCACGCAGATAAACAAGCTCTTCTTGGAGTTGCTTGAAAGGCTCCTGCGCTTCCTCCAAGGCGGCTTTCTTTTGTGCTGCTCGCAAAACTTCAGCATCCTTGAGAAGCGTTGCGCGAAGTGTTTCGTTTTCGATTTCGTAGATCTTGCCGACTAGATCGATGTACTCGTACTTAATGCGGAGACGTTCACGCTCCAGTTCGTTTGCAGCCACTAAAAAGCTGTAATCACGCCCAATTGAGCGGGCGGTGTCTTCGACAAGCTTTTGCTGCTTCTCAGCATGACGAGCTGCTTTCTCTGCTGCACGCTGAGCTAAGCGAGCGGCGCGCTCCTGCTCCCGTGCAACACGTGCGGCTGCGCGCTCTTGTTCACGCGCTGCGCGTTCTGCGTCCCTTTCACGGGAGTCAACAAGCCTCTGGCGTTCAGCTGCAAGATCTGTCAGATCTTTCTCGTACTGGAGTTCGAGTTGTTTAAGTCGCAGCGTTGCGTCAAGCTTGTTGATCTTGTTCTGGGCCAGCTCCAGATAAACTTCCGCCTCGCCGTTAATACGACGGTTTAAAGCCAGACGCTCGGTTTCACGGAATACATTTTCATCAAGCAGGTCGCCACCCAAAGCTCGAAGGGCCTGCTCCTGCTCAATCAAACCGATCTTGTCTAAAGTCAGGCTGCTCTGCTCTGACAACAACTCCAAGCGGCGCTCTTCCTCGTCGTTGACTTGTTGTGTAAGACGAAGCAGTTCTTCTTCTGCTTTGATCCTGGCCTCGTTGCCGCCAAATGCGAGGCCGGTTCGGCTTGCAGCTTCTATGTTGGAAGCTGCCTGCTGTAACCGCGGATCGTCAGATGCCTGAGCTTGACGAAGCGCGTTTTGTATTTGAACAAACCGAGTCAGCCCTTCAGTTATGTCACCGAATACTTGAGCAAAGCCTGCAGCCAGTTGAGTAAAGAAGATGTTGAGTTCACGCCCCAGGGCAACAAGGTCGTCGCCGTACTTCTGGAGCGCGTCTGCACCTTCTTGGCCAACAAGTGTTGCTAGACGGCGGTTAGCTTCTTCTGCAACTTGAACAGCCTGGCCTGTGTCTTCTAGGGTTCGGAGGTAGTTTTCAAACTCTGAGCCGCCAGCTCCAAGAGACTCAACAATCTTGTTAATGTCAGGCTCAAGCGTGCTGAAAGCAACGCCGACTTCGCCGATCTTGGCGACGAGGCCGTCAATCTGTTGACCAATTGAACTGGCGAGGATCTGAGAGCCGAAGCCGCCCGCTGAACCGATAGCGCCACCCAGGATCGCTCCAGGTCCTGCACCGAACAGCAGCGGGAAGCCGACGCCGGCTGCCAGGTTCTGTTGAATGTTGTTGGCGCGCTCTTGCTCCTTAAGGCGCCTCTCCTGGATCTCAGCAAGCTTGCGCTCGAAATTGATTTGCCTGCCTTGAATCGCCAGAGCTTCACGGCGCTCTTGGATGTCCTTCGCGCGGGTAGCCGCGTTCTGCGCAGCAAGCTGCTGCGCCTCTTTGAGTAGCTGATTACCCTTGCGCTCAGCTTCAGTCTTTTCTTCTGTGAGCCCGGTGAGCGTTTTGAGGGAGCGCTCCACCTGTTTGAAGATAGGCGGTAATTCTTGGCTCTTAGAAGCAGCTTCTTTTAGCTCTTGTGTGAAGCGGTTGGCGTCCTGTACGCCTTGATCAATTTTTGTATTTACATCTCCATAGAACTTGCTAAGTCGCTGTACTTCCTGGTTGCTTTCTTTCAGACGTTTAGCTAGTTGTTCGGCGCTGGGAAGTGCTTTTTGAGTTACGTCGCCGATAGATGGAGCGATTACATCTAGGCCTTGAGTTATGCGCTCACTCTTAGTTAAAGCAGAGCGCCTCTGTACTTCAGCGTTGCGCTCTGCTTCTAGCTGGATTACTTTCTTTAAAGTTGACGCGTATTCTTCAGTTGTAGAATCTAGCTCTCGTGCGGCTTTTACTGCTCCATTTAGTTGCCTTTCGATCTCACCAAGTCTGTTTGTTCGGCCTGCTTTTTCAATATCGTCAAACTTATCAAGCTCTGTTTTAAGATTTGTGACGCCTAAAACTAGCTCTTGAACTTTCTTTCTTGCTGCATCAATTGGTCCTGCAAACGCAATTAGTGCAGCAGCCGCTCCACCGATGGCGAGTCCTGTTCCGTCACCGGCTGCTGCTAGTGAGTTGATACCGTCAAACAGACCTGCCAGTGGTCCGGTTGCTTGAACAGCAGACTCACCGAGTTGTTGAAGTGGGCCAAGGACAGCGTTTATTGCTCGTGATCCGACGCCACTTGCTTGCTCAATATTTGCAAGTGTGTCGCCTAAATCGTTTAAAGCTTTTCCTGCTGCTCCAATACCCTCAACTCCGAGGGCACCTATACCAATCTTTCCTAGAGTCGATAAATTCTTTTTAAGGCTATTAACCGCGTTGTTCGCTTGTTGTAGACCGTTAACTCTTAGTTCAACTGCATTATCTTCGATCGCCGCAATTCTGCGTTCGACGGTTTCGATGCCCTTAAGCGCTTTATCGACCTGTACCCTTAGGCCTATATCAGCGTCAAATGAAGCCACCGCACCACGCCGCTAACCTGCACATCAGTTTAGCGGCGCTTTCGTCTGGCCTCTTTTATTGACTTCTCCTGCTGGTCGTTCAGGTGCTTAAAGTAGCAGCTCCAAAGCAAGATCTCTTCTTCCGTTGCCTCGTTCCAGAGCCTGGTGAGGGTGTACCCCAATTCCTTGGCTACCCCAAGGGACAGGAGTAGCCAGCCGTCCTTCTCAAGCTCAGTCGTCGCTGCTTTTCATATCAAACTTTTCCTCGTTCTCTTCGCTCTGTAGTACAGCAAGCATCAGCTTCTGAAGGTCGGCGTCGCGGACGCTGTTCTTCAAAGTGGCAATGTCGCCTTGGTGGAAAAGGGGAGTGCCGTTTTCGTCCTTGGCTTTACGCACCAGCAGCTGGAGCGCGAAAGCCCCGGCGTCGTCAGAACGGGCGTCCTTACGGGCGCGGTCACGTTCGGATGCAGTCAGCGGGGTCACCCAGATGCAGACGATCTCGCCGCTCTCCAGGGTCACCTCCTTCTTGACTGGCTCCAAGTTGGCGGACTTGACCAACTTATCGATGAAACGACCGGCCATTTAGTTCAAGTAGTACAGAAGAACTCTAGCGTATTACAAAGAAAAAAGGCCCCCGGTACCAATCGGGAGCCTTAAACCGCAGACGGGTCTTCTCGACCTGACTATATCAGGCTTTGATGCCGAAGGCGGACACCATGTTGGTCACGCTGAAGCTCAGGGTGCCGGTCGTCGGGTCGTCCGGGTTTACCGAGAAGCTCATGCCCGAGATGTTGATGTCAGCCTCGATATAGAGAGACTTGGAGTCATCAACCTCACCGTCGGTGGTGACGGTGCAGACATACAGCTTCACACGCGCACCAGACTGGTTGCGCAGCACGGAGCTGCCCAGCAGACGGTTGGCAACGTTCTCCTGATCGCAGGTGAAGTACACCTCCATCGATCCAGTAGCCGAGGCGTAGCCCGACTGGGTGGAGCGGAAGGCGGCCAGGCGGGAGCAACCATCGCTGGTGCTGCCGTCATGGCAAGGCAGGGTGGTTACGTCCAGCTCGTCGCGGGAGATGTCGATCGAGAAAGACCGCACACCGCACACGCTGTAGTAGTCAGCGAGGGCAATGTTGATGTGAGCGGGGAGCTCGTTGTCAGCACTGCCGGTACCGCCGTCACCATTGGCGCTAATCGCGGAGCCATTTTTGCTGGTGCCCAGCTATATCCAGGGGTTGCCGTCGCTGTCGGTACCCACGCCAACCACGTAGTAGCTGGTTGCGGTGCCGCCGCCCTGGGTGACGGTCTCGACTTCAACAACGAAGCCGGAACCAGTGGTCAGGGCCGCGCCAGTGATACCGAGCTGGTCGGTGGACTTATAGCCAGAGCCGCCGTCAGTCAAAGCCACAGCGGTGATCAAGCCAGAAGCGTCGGTGCTTACGGTGCCAGTGGCACCAGAGCCAGATCCACCGGTGAAGGTGACAACGCTGTCGGCCAGATTGGTGGGGTAGCCAGAGCCTGCAACGAACGAGCCAAGGGCAACGATTTCGCCGTCGGCAGCGAAGGTTGCAGTGGTGGCAGTGAACGCAGAATCCAGGTTGCCGCCGCTTTCTTCAGTCAGAAAGACGACGTCGTTGACGCGGAAGTCGGCGCCACACTCCAGGGTGATGTGAGTGTCAGTGCCGTCAGTGCCCCACGCAGAGAAGTCGCGGACGCAGACTGATGTGCCAGGGGGTTTGAACTCAATCGAGCCTTCCTGGCCCGTGAGTACAGAACTATCGCAAAGTGCCATAACGGCCTCCGAAAATTTTTTCTTTTGGGGGCGTCACTAGGCGGGGGCTCCTAGCACACAGGCACAGCCTGCTTTTACGATTTTAAGCGGTGTACTCAGCTTCGATGGGCATCGACATCGCACCAAGGAAGTAGGGCCTGTCCTCTAGTGCAGTAAAGAATGGACCGGTGATAGTACCTAGTGTTCCAAGCACTCCGTCAACACGCTCAGCCGGGCGCTTGGTCAGTTTCAACATCTCACAAAAGAGGTCGCCCATCACTTCTTGAGCACGACCAGGGCCAATCCCCTTAGGAGTAAAAATTTCGATGATGAAGCTGCCACGGATGTGCTCGTACGCTCCACACAGGCTGGGCTCCGTCATTTGACCGAAGTTCAACCGGGTAACCAGGAACTCGGAACTAGCGTCACCGGTTGGGACGTTCTGGTTGTCGACGCGTATCTCGATACCGTTGTCCGCCGCGTAGTCCAGAACGGGCTTTTCGTAGTAGTAGCGGATCTTCTGCAGACTCATCGCTTAAAGCCCTTGATTTTCGGATCATCAGAGACGCGTTTGGTGCTCTGCTCCAGCGTCATTCTAAGGTTGCCGCCCTCTATATAACTGCGGTACCAGTCCTTTGGAGCGGAGTTGCGCTTGTTTTCTGCAACGCGGCCAGGTACCAGATCCATCGCGAGATCGCGGTACTCCATCCGGTTGCCGATTGTGTAAAAAATAGATTTGCGGCCGCGAGGTTTAGGTACAACAAACGGAGTAGGAGCGATGTTTGTTGTTAATCGGCGTTTGCTAAATGGCAAAGCTGGTACCTCCCCCCGTATGCGCACGTCTCCAAGACGCACCACCCAGGCTTTCTCAAACTCGCCTGTGTACCAAGGGCCGATAATCTTTAGGTCTGTGACAATTTGCCGCGCAGCCTCACGGCTCAGCTCGTTCTTGATATTGTCGACCCAGGTGCGAAGACCCGGCAGACGAAACTGGGACCTTCTTCCGGCCATTACTGGGGCCTCGCGATTATTACGAAAAATACGGGGTTATCACCACGGTAACTTTTAGGCTCGATTACTTTCATGATCTGAGGGTTGTCCGCCGATCCAGCAGTCGGGACCTCGAAGTAATCCTCGGTTGTGACGTATTCGAAGCCCAGCTGACGTGGGTCGATCAAAATCTTTACGTCGTTTGCTTGGTACAAACCCGTTTCTTCGGTGATGTCAAG